GCAGCCGCAGCCGCAGAAGAAACGCCAAAAGAAGAAGAGGTTGCTGAAACAGCAAGTACAGAACAATCTGAAATACAGCGTTTAGAAGAGCTAATAGAGAAGCTTTCTCAGCAGACATATGGCGGCAATTTCGATCCAACATTTGTGTCAGGAGAAGCAGAACAAAAAGTTGTTGATCGTGAGGAAAAAGGAACCAAAGGCGGTACAATAAAAACATCACCGCAAGGTCTTACCACGCAGATTGACCCAGATGATCCGAATGTTTTGCGCAGAAGAAGATCACTACTGGCAAACGCATAATGATGATTGAAAACAAGCGTCCGCAAATGTTGGCTGGTATTATGGGGCGCAACGCAGCACAGCCAGCGCAAATGCTAGGTCAAATGACAGTAAACCCTTTAGAGCGGTTACAACAAAAAATGGCTGGGCGTACCCAGGGCAGAGCGCTCGATGGTGTAAAGCAAGAAAACAAACGCAGTAAAACCAGCATATTAACAAGTTATGGAATGTCTTAATGGCACAAATAGATCCCCTCGTAGCGCGATTAGACAAGCGGTATAAAACGCTCCAGACGCAGCGAAGCAACTGGGAACAGCACTGGCAGCAATTAGCTGACTACATGCTCCCTAGAAAGGCTGATATCGTCAAAAAACGTACACAGGGTGACAAACGAACAGAATTAATTTTTGATGGTACGGCAATACATGCAGTCGAACTGTTAGCTGGATCTTTGCACGGTATGTTGACGAGCCCAAGTACGCCTTGGTTTTCGTTGCGATACCGCAATCCACAATTGCAAAGAAACGATTTAGCAAACGAGTGGCTCGAAGTTTGTACCGATCAGATGAATCAAGCGTTCAATCGCTCTAACTTCCAGCAAGAAATACATGAATTGTATTATGACCTGGTGGTTTTTGGTACTGGCAGCTTTTACGTTGATATAGAAAACGATGAATTAAGATTTGCATGTCGGCATATTGCAGAAATTTGCATATCTGAAAATGCACAAGGGCGCGTTGATACGATCTATCGTAAGTTTAAATTAACTGCACGATCTATCGCAATGCAGTTTCCTAACGCCACAATGCCACGAGACGTTGCAAAAGACGTTGAAAACGATCCCTACAAAGAACATGAAGTTGTTCACGCGGTATTCCCCCGAACAGAGGCTACTGGAGCTTTTGCAAAAAATAAACCAGTAGCTTCTGTATATTACATGGCAAACACAAGAGAGCTGTTAAGTGAAGGCGGCTTTGACCAAATGCCATTTATGTCACCACGTTTTGTAAAAGATAGCGTAAGTACGTATGGCAGATCCCCGGCAATGACCGCACTGCCTGACGTTAAAATGCTTAACAAAATGTCGGAGACAACAATTAAAGCTGCACAAAAGCAAATCGATCCACCATTAATGGTTCCTGACGATGGCTTTCTGGGAACGGTACGCACCTCACCAGGCGCACTTAACTTTTTCCGTTCCGGCACAAGAGATAGATTAGAGCCGTTGCAAATTGGCGCAAACAACCCACTTGGGCTGAACATGGAAGAGCAAAGACGGAACGCAATCCGTCAAGCATTCTATGTAGACCAACTTATACTGGGTCAGGGTCAAAATATGACAGCTACGGAAGTGTTGCAGAGAAACGAAGAAAAGATGAGGCTGCTCAGTCCTGTTTTAGGACGTTTGCAAGCTGAATTGCTCCAACCTTTGATTGATCGTTCCTTTGCATTGCTCCGTAGGAACGGCCTCCTCCCTCCGCTTCCTACGGAGTTAGATTTCCCTGACGGTACAGCAATTGAAATAGAATACGTAAGTCCGTTGGCAAAAGCGCAAAAACTAACTGATTTGCAAGCGATGTTGCGCGGATTTGAAATATTGCTGCAAGTCAGCCAGGTTGCACCAGTAACGGATTACCTCGATGGCGATAAGATGGTGCAGTATCTTATAGAAACAGCTGGACTACCAGCGAGAGTTATACGTGGCGCTGAAGAAGTAGAGGAATTACGTCAACAGCAAGCGGAAGCAGCGCAAGAACAGCAAGCAATGCAACAAGAAATGGTTAATGCGGAAACGCTTAATAAAGTCGCGCCATTTGTTAAAGCAGCTGGAAGCGTACCAATAGAATGAAAATAGAAGAATTAAAGCTTGCTTATCGTAGAGTTTTTAACACTGACGATGGCGAAATAGTATTGAATGATCTCAAAGCACGGTTTGGCTTTGAAACAACGACATTTGCGGACAATCCATATCAAACTGCATTTAACGAAGGTCAGCGCGCAACACTATTGCTGATTGTCCGTATGCTGGCTGAAGGGAAGGAACCACCACAATGAGCGAAGAGGCAATCCAAGACACTGGATCTCAGGAAGTCGCATCAGAAGCTGTCGCACAAAACGCAGTAGAAGAAGTTAGTTTTAGAGACAGTTTACCAGAAAATTTACGCACTGCGCCTGGTATGTTGAAATTCAAAGACGTGCCCGGTCTTGCACAAGGGTATGTTAATCTTGAATCAATGATTGGCACTGATAAAATCGGTGTGCCGCAAGACAGCTGGACAGACGATCAATGGTCTGAGTTCTACGGAAAAACAGGGCGTCCAAGTTCAGCAGATGAATATAATTTAGATATTGCTGATTTGATGAGCGAGGATGACGCTGCAAACCTTAGACAGGCGGCATTTGACGCTGGTCTTTCTGCAAAACAATTAAGTAAGCTTACACAGCATTTGGCGCAAACAAACACTAGCAATCAAGAACAATTCGAAACAAATGCAGACGCTCTACGCCAACAAAGCATGGAAGAATTACAAAAAGAGTTTGGACAAGCGTTTGAGCAAAAAGCGCATATAGCAGCAAACGCTGGTAGAGCGCTTTTAGGCGAAAGTCGGTTTGATGAGCTGATGGACACTGAATTAGTAGACGGACGGCAAATTGGAGACCTTCCAGAAGTTGTTCGTTTGTTTAGTCAAGTTGCTACAGCGATGGGCGAAGATGTGCTCGTTGGAGAAGCAACAGAGCTTATTATGACGCCAGAACAGGCAAAACAGGAATTAAAAGAAATTATGCGTCCAGGCACTCCATATATGGATGCCCAGCACCCAGAACATGATGCGTATGTGCAAAAAGTACAGCAGCTTTTCCAAGCAGCATCGTGATCGTGGATAATCGAAAGACCCACGCGCCAAGCATGTGTGACATGCGGAGTGACTGCCCAAAGCAGTAAGCACGGCCTCGAAAGAGATAACCAAGCGCAGCAACCCAAAATTGAAACTGAAACTGTAATAAGGAGAGACATATGTCTACCCAAATCAATACAGCTTTTGTCAATCAGTTTTCCGCTAACGTCCAAATGCTATCACAGCAAATGGGTTCGTTGCTGCGAAATGCAGTTGATGTGGAAAGTGTGAATGGCGAGAAAGCTTTTTTTGATCAAGTCGGTTCATCAGCAGCGATAAAGAAAACATCGCGCCATGCTGATACACCACTTGTTGAAACCCCACACACTCGTAGAATGGTCACAATGTCAGACTATGAGTGGGCTGACTTAATCGATGAACAAGACAAAGTGCGTTTGCTTATCGATCCAACATCAACCTATGGCAGAGCTGCGGCTGCTGCGATGGGAAGAGCAATGGACGATGAGATCATTGCAGCGGCACTAGGAACAGCAAAAACTGGCAAAGATGGCGGTACAGATACTGCACTACCAGCTGGTCAGAAAATTGCACACGGATCCGCTGGTTTGACAATCGCAAAGCTTCTAAGCGCTAAAGAGATCTTAGATGCAAACTCTGTCGATCCATCAATCACTCGGCATATCGTTGTGTCACCAAAGCAAATCTCTGATTTGTTAAATAACACAACAGTTACATCATCTGATTTCAACACTGTAAAGGCGTTGGCACAAGGTGAGCTTAACACATTTGTTGGCTTTAACTTTATCGTGTCAAACAGACTTACAACAGATTCAAACTCAGACCGCCAGGTTATCGCGTTTGCATCTGATGGGATCAAAGTTGGCATGGGCAAAGAGCCTATGGCTAAGATCGATGAGCGAGCCGACAAGTCATATGCAACGCAAGTCTACTACTGTCAAACTCTTGGTGCTACGCGCATGGAAGAGGAAAAAGTAGTCGAAATTGCGTGTAACGAATAGGAGACTTATAAATGGCTACTGTTTATTCCACACAACGCACTAATTCACGAGCTACACCAGCCGTGATGAACAAAGCTAACGAGCTAGGCGGTCGTATCCGCGTGGCGCACGGCACGTATGAAGCATCTTCATTAGCGGTTGGTGACGTTATTGAGATGTTTGTCTTGCCTGATGGCGCACGTTTGTTGACAGGTTCTTTGGCGCATGATCCATTAGCATCTTCAACAACATTGTCAGTTGGCTACGGTGCACACACAAATGCTGCTGGTACTGCGGTATCTGCGTCAGCGGCGGCATACAAAGGGGCTGCATCATCGGCATCAGCTGGTAAAAGTGACATCCTTGCAACTCTAGCTCTAGGCTCCGGCACAGAGGTAGACGCAAACGAGGATGGTTTGCCTGTGACAGTAACAATGGGCGGTGCAGCTGGCACTGGAACCATTGAGCTGACTATCATGTATGTGGTTGATTAATTAAGAGGGGCGCGAAAGCGCCCCCCTTTTTTTATGGGATTTCAAAATGACTTCTACGGTTGATATTGCAAACTATGCGTTGAACTCGCTGGGTGCTAATAACATCTCTACGTTTGATGAAAATTCTAAGCCAGCGCGATTGGTCAACCAAAGATATGATTCAGTGCGCGATAATGTGTTTCGACAGCATCCTTGGAACTGCCTCATAAGGCGTGTGGAGCTCGCCAGAGAAAGCGACACACCAGCCTTTGACTATACGTATCAATACGCACTACCGACAGACCCATTTTGTTTGCGCGTTTTAGAGTTTAGCAACGGCACACTGACATTTCCGTATGATAATATGTTTAGCAATTCTGGTAATTCTGTGTTTGTCATCGAGGGGCGTAAGCTTGTGACTGATGAAGGCATTGCTAAAATAAAATACATAGGACGTGTAACGGATCCGCAAGAGTATGATGCTGGCCTCATTGAAACACTTGCCGCAGCACTGGCATTTGAGCTTGCCTATGCAATTACTGGGAGCAATAGCGTTAAGCAAATGATGGCAGCTGAATACACCGACAAGCTACGGAATGCGAAGTTTGTAGATGCCACAGAGGGCGCACCTCAAAAAATCGAAGCAAGTGACTTCTTACAAGCGAGGGTCTAAATGGCGCGATCAGCACCAGCGTTTTCAACTTTCACTGGCGGTGAAATATCTCCCCGGCTAGAAGGCCGGGTAACGATTGATAAATACCGGGAAGGTTTAGCAGAGCTTACCAATATGATTGTGCAGCCTCATGGCGGTGTGACAAGGCGTCCAGGCACAGAGTATCTAGGCGAAATAAAAGACAGCGCAACAAAAACACGTTTAATACCGTTTCAATTTAAAACATCTGATACTTATATTCTTGAGTTTGGCGATCAATACATGCGTGTGTACCGTCAAGGTTTTCAAGTTCTAACAGGATCTGCAAAAAATATTTCTGCAATCACGCAAGCTAATCCAGGCGTTGTAACAACAAACACGCACGGCTTTAACAATGGCGATGAAATATTTATCGATAGCATTGTTGGAATGACGGAGCTTAATGGCAGAAATTACAAGGTTGCAAACAAAACAAGCACGACATTTACCTTACAAGATTTGTTTAGCAATGATATCGATACAACAAACTTAACAGCATATACCAGTGGCGGCACGGCTGATAAAATATACGAAACCGCAACACCGTATGCAGCAGCAGATATTTTTGATTTAAGGTTCGCGCAATCAGCGGATGTTATGTACATTGTGCATCCAAGTTACGATATACGCTCGCTGGCACGTACCAACCATAATGCTTGGACTTTTACGACGGCGTCAATAACAGGTTCGCCATCACCAAGTTTGTCAGGAGCCGATAATCGTCCAAGCGTTGTATCGTTCTTTGAGCAAAGACTTGTTTTTGGCGCAACAAATAATAACCCTCAGTCTTTGTGGTTTTCCAAAAGTGCAGATTACTTAAATTTTACAACTGGTACAGCGGATGATGATGCGCTGATTTACACAATCGCATCACAAAAAGTTAATGCCATACGCAACTTGTCGGCAACGCGAGTGCTTACGATTGGCACGTCTGGTGGCGAATACGTGCTTACAACCACCAACGGAAGCCCGGTGACACCAACAGCAACAGTTATTCGTAAATATTCGAACTATGGGTGTATAGCGAGCGAACCAGTGCAAGTAGCAGATCTTACGTTGTTTGTGCAACGAGGTGGGCGAAAGGTTCGAGAATTCCAATACGCTGGTGAGATTAATACTGGTGCATATGCAGCGGTCGATATATCGATTTTGTCAGAGCACCTGACGGAAGGTGGCATTACAGATTTTGCATACCAGCAAGAGCCGGAAAGTATTATCTGGGCGCTACGTGCGGATGGTACTTTGCTTGGTTTAACATACAGACGTGAAGAAGATGTTGTTGCTTGGCATAAACACGTTATTGGGGGCAGCTTTGGATCAGGTAATGCCGTTGTAGAAAGTATTGCAACTTTGCCAACAGATAGTGGTGAAGACGAGCTGTATATGATTGTCAAACGCACTATTAACAGCGTGACTAAAAGATATGTCGAGCGCATGAAGGCTTTTGACTTTGGTAGCGACACAACAGCAGCATTCTTTGTTGATAGTGGCCTAGCATACTCTGGGAGCGCCACAACGAGCCTGTCAGGGCTGTATCACCTAGAAGGGGCAACTATGTCCGTTTTAGCTAATGGCGCTACACACCCTGATAAGACTGTCTCTAGCGGTGCAATCTCGTTAGACTTTTCGATTACAAGCGGTGCGGTTGGCTTGCCATATACAAGCAAAATGCAAACACTACGCATTGAAGCCGGATCGAGCGATGGCACAAGTCAGGGCAAACCAAAACGCATACATGATGTAACAATTCGTTTTCACGAAACAGTAGGTGCTGAAGTTGGCACAAGTGAGACAAATACTGATAGAATATTCTTTCGTGATAGCAGCATGGATATGGATACAGCTGTGCCGCTTTTCACCGGGGATAAGGACATAGAGTTTCCAGGTGGCTTCGAGGAAGGTGATCGTATTTTTGTACGGCAATCACAACCACTGCCAATGACCGTTCTTGCGTTGTATCCGCGCATGAACACACACGATATATAATAGGTAGCAAATGAGTTATGCAGCAGTAGCGGCACTTACGTTTAATATACTAAGTGGCGCTTCACAAAAAAGGTCTGCCAATAAAGCAGCTGAAGCAGCGAAAAAAGTTGGCGAATTCAACGCACAACTTATTGAGCGCGATATAGACCTCCTTGAGCGTCAACGAGAAGTCATTAATCGAAATGCAGTTCTACAAGAGCGCGTAAATCGTTTTCGTTTTGCGGAAGCGCAAGGCAGCGTTGTCGCAAGTTATTCAGCAGCCGGAGTTGATGTGGCTCAAGGCACACCGATCCGCGTCATGCGTCAAGCTGCAAGAGAGTTTGAATACGATATGGCAATTGCTCAATTTAACAATGCGCTTACCAATATGCAGATTAACGATCAGCAAGAAAACGCAAGGCTCAATGCAGAGCTGTCACGAATGGAAGCCGGGTATCAGGCGGCATCTTTACGTGCTCAAGGCACACAAAGTTTTCTAAGTAGTTTAGGCTCGTCAGCGCGTTATGCCTACGAAAATAATATGTTCGCATAGGACAAACAATGGTCATAAGAATTTATAAATCACAAATGACGCCAAGCAATGAAGCGCCAGGCGCACGTATTACAGCACGTATGCGCTCACAGCCAATTGTAAATGCTGAATTAGAAAAAGGTAATGTAGTATCAGCAGCTTTTGGACAGGCAATGAAGTACGCGCAAGAACGTCAGAAAATGATTGTCGAAAGCCAAAAAAATGAAGCAATTTTTGGTGCTAAAGAAGAATTAATTAATGCTAGTTATGCGTTGCAAAATGACGATGATGTTTACAATATTTTTGACGGTGAAAAGAAATACGAGCAAGAAGTAAAAAAAATATTTGAAAACAATTTAAAAATTGTTGGCAAAAACAAATATGCAATAGAAAATTTTAAACAATCTTTTAATCAATTAGAATTAGCAGAGCGATTTAGACTTAAAGGACGCATCGATGAAAAAATTGAAAAGCGCGTTCAAGCATCGTTAAAATCTCTTAAAGATCAACAAATTTATTATCTAGGCGATCCATACGCAGACTACACGCTTGATGATACCGTTTTTCAAACAGCTGGCTTGCAAAACATTTTTAATAAAGCTCAAGAAAAAGGAATAATACCAGAAGCACTGCGAGAAAATATTTCTCCAGAAGTTTTAAGCGGAGCATTAAAAAAAGCGATACCAGCATTCGCTGGCTCTGACTTACGCAACGCACTAGCACTGCGAGTTGTGCAAAACGGATTTGAAGCTGTTGAGGCTGGTACGATGACATTAGAAGAGTTTCAACAAGTCGTGGCTGACAAAGCGCCAGGTGTTCCAGCGCATGTTCTTAACTTAATGCAAGCCGTGCCAATGAACGAGGTCAATGACGTTATACTGCAAACTGTCAAAGATGCAGCTGCCATAAAAAAACAATTTGATGACTTAGAGGCAGAGGCAGAAAATCAATTTAATAATAACGTGGATGCATCCTACAACAGATATTATTATTACAGAAGCAACGGTAATAAAAGCCAAGAGTTCAATGTTAATGAATTAACACAAATGTTTCCTAATATAAAAATAGTAGGAACGCGAACAGTGATAGACGCTGATGGTGAAAGAACAGTAGCACCAGGTTATCGAATGGCTGAAGCGATTAAAAATCATTTAGCTGGTTTGAATGAGCTTACTTTTGAAATGCGTCAACAAATGGATAAGTTTGACCAAGAGCCGCCAGAGAAAAGACAAGCATCTGATAGGGATGTAATTAATTTTCTCAATGAGTTAGACGCTTTTGATAATTTAGATTTACAAACAGTGCTAAGTAAAAGCCAATATTTAACACAAGCAGACTTGTTGCGATTTACTGAAAAAGCACAAAGTGAAGCTGTTAATGGCGAAAATGAAGCAAAACAATATATTAAAAATGCACTACGCTATCAAACGTCAGAGCTTATATCAGCAGAGGTCGATAAAGATCTAGCGTTACGTGTCACTAATCAAATCGATGATTTATACACACAAATTGATGATTTAATAAGAGATAAAAGAATAGCTGGTGAGCCATTAACAAAAACTGAGATTGAAAAAGAAGCACGTGATATGCTTGCTGCGAGTGCTCCGCGATTTAAAGAAGTTATTATTGAACAGTATCAAGACACATTAAAATTTGCGCTTAAAGTGCCAGAATTTTTTCCAATTAGACAACAATTACAAGCAGCTAAAAACCCAGCAGATGCCATCATTATTATATCTGATTGGTATACTGGTTTAACTAAGCCTGGTAAAAAAGACAATAAAGCGCATTCTCAGTACATACGAGCATTTTCTGAAATGAAAAATAAAATTGATGCAATAGATAACGTGAATAGACAATGACATATGTTTTCAACAGCACATTAGATGAAGAGTTAGATCGTTACATCAACGCAGAAGAAGCATTAGCTGCAAACGTTGGATCTAATCTAAACAATACAAAAAAAGTTTTTAATGTCGCGTCTAATAGTAACGAGTATTACACTGAGCTTCTTGGCGGTGGTAATGTTAAAGTACATGAGCAACCGCTGACTGCATTAGAAGATGCACAGATGTATAATCAATCATTGCTAGACAAGGGCATAAGGCCAACTGCTGATGATTTTTACGCAGCTGGTTTTGATGATGCTGTCATTGCAGAAGGTAATTTTTTAAACGTACAGCCGAAGTCTGGTATTACTGAGCCGTTGACTGAAGATGTGCAACAGCAAGCATATGATTTAGGTTTTGATGTAGTCAGCCCAGTTGATCAACCGATTTTCGAGGGCAGTATAAAAGAAATAATAAAAGGTCTTGCTAGAGGCGGTATTTCAAACCCAGCGCAATTTCTTGAAAATTTAGACACGCCAGAAGATTCAAAGTTTGATTTGTCTGGTGGTATTGGATTTCAACTTTTTAATCCAGAAACTGGTGAATTCGATCCAGCTATAAAAATATTATCTGGCAATGAAAGAGATGAAATAAATCAAAAAATTAAAAGTGGAGAATTGCCATACGCAGTAAACCTAGAAAGTTTAACACAAATAGATGAGGCGTCAGGCGGTGGAGCAAAAGTGCTTGGATCACTTTCACAGTTTGTTGGTGCATATGCTGGGCTTGGTAAGTTTTTTAGGTTGGGCAAAAGTCGAACCATGCAAGGTTTTACTGGGGGAGCTGCTGCTGATTTTCTAGGGTTTGAGGGCGATGAAGGGCGCTTATCAGATATTATTTATGACTTGGGTGAGGCGTTTGGCGTTGAAATTCCACAAAACGTTATAGTCGATTTTATGCAAACAGATCCTACTGATCCTGATTATGTCGGTAGATTTAAGAACGCATTAGAGGGTGGCGTCATAGGTGTTATTGCCGAACCAATATTGATGGGTCTAGGCAAAACATTTAGAATGTTAAAAGACGGTGATGTAACACAAAAGCAAGTATTACCGTTTGTAAAAGCTGCAACAAATAACATGCGTACTACATTTGCACAACAAGTCGAAAACGCAAACAATAGAATAGCAAATGAAGGTAACACACTCTACAGCAACCCAATACAACCAGGCATTGATAGAATACTTTCAGCAGTAGGGCGTACCTTAGAGCGCACACAAAAACAAGGCATAAGGTCAGAAGGTGGTTTACCTATTGTTCAAGAAAAAGGTGACAACAATTTTCGTTTGCACAATCAGCGACTAGCTGCAATGCAAGAAAAAGGTGTTGGATATCCTGGAGCGCCTAAAAACCCACGCACTGTAATAAAAGCGCCAGAAAACTCTGATTTGCCTGATGTTGTTGTTGGCAATATTGAGCCGCAAGATTGGCAAAATCGTATTGAAGCAGCAATGTCAAAAGAGGAAATTGATAGAGCTGCAAGTTGGTACAAAATAGTATTTGGAGAATTTCAAAACCAAGCAGATGGTGATCCAGAAGAAATAGCTCGATTAACAGATGCGTGGTTTGCTGGACAACAAAACTCTAGTCCACAGCAAACGTTAAATGATGTGTTGTTTGTTTATGAGCAAATAAAACGCGGTGTGCCAAAAGAAGAATTGAAAGGCAAAGGTTTACCTTCTGCAAACAAAATTGTGATTGATATATTAACGCAATCAGAAATAACTGGTGGTGCTGGACAAAAGATTGCTGATTTTCTTGATAGCGGTTACGGCAAAAATGTTCGATCTATAATGGGAAACAATGCAGAGGGCGGTTCACCGTTTGTTGTTGATGTGCATACTGCAAGAGATACTGGTTTAGTTGATCAGAAATTTATAAACCATTTAAATCGGCTTGGCTACAATGTGCCAGATAATTTGCAGATCGATTTTGGTGGCGGTGGTATCAAAGACGCTATGTATGAAAACAGAGCCTTGTTTGGTCAACAACTTACAGATCATCTAAACCAACAAAACTGGATGGGTAGATCTGATTGGGAACCAGCAGAAGTACAAGCTATCGGATGGATGCAACTATCTAACATGTACGGTGGTGCAAACGTTGGTGGTGATATTATTGACGCTTTTAAGAAAACAACGCGCAACATTTCAATGGAAGTAGATCCTGGCGCTGGGTCACCTTTTGCAACAAAATTTGGTGATGACTATAGTGCTCTGCCTATAGAGGCACAGCGTGATATAAATAATCAAGTTACATCGAAAGCTATTGAGACTGTTAATAACCAACTTGGGATTACTCTTGGCAATGTCGTGCATGGCACTGGTGGTTGGGAACTGTTTCAAAACCCTTCAACAGTACAACAGGCTATCGCTTCTAAAGATACAGCTATAGAAGCAGCAGCGCGATTAGGATACATGTTGCAACAAACAGAAGTATGGGTAAATGCGCCTAAAAGTATAACTAAAAATCCGAAGCACTTTTCTATAGATATTATAGAAAATGCTGGAGAAAATTTACGCAACAGCGATAAGCTAACGGAATTGTTTAATAGAATTATTGCAGATGAACCAAATGGATTATTTCGTGGTTACCAACCAATAATCGTTGACGGTAAACCAGGCATTAGAATTTTAATTACAGATCAAGCTGTAAAAGAAAGTCCACTTACAAAAGCAAAAGCGATAGAATACATACAAGATTTTGCAAATAATAAATTGTCACAAATTACGGACGATTTGCAATTTGATGCTGAAGTTGATATTATGGAAGCAGATCTAACAATGTTAGGTAATGATTGGACAAAGGATAAAAACGGTGGCGGTTACAAAAGTTACTTTAGTGGACAGTCAGGACAAAATGCGTCCAGCAAAAACTCCAACTCCACAGTACTCGATAATGATGGGAAAGAACTTGAACAATTCTTCCAAGAACTCATTGAAAGAGCAAAGTCAGGAAACGCTAGATAAAGACTAGCTGCAACTAACAGACAATTTGAATATATAAGGTCGCTTTGGCGGCCTTTTTTTATGTGAGGCTACATGGCAGTAAATCCACTAGACTTAGCTGAAGAGCAAACACAACGAGCGCAGATCGATGCAGCTGGTGCGCCTACAGAGTTTGCAACCGATCCAGCGCAAAATCAGTTAGCGTTAGGGGGCAAAGGCGCTAAAGAAACATTATCACTTTTAATGGATATGCTTGGTTCTGCCTCTAAAACGCAAACACAAACTGACCAGGCAATACCGCCAGCATTTACGCAACTGTCAAATACGCAACCGCAACGGATCCCGACAGAACAAGAAGAAGTATTAGCGCCACCTAACTATGACCCAAAGGCAGCTAAAGTATCTTTGGCTCCGCAAATATTATCTGAGCAAGGCGTTAAGACTTTTGCAGATCGAGGGTTTTCTTCTGGCAACACACGACAAACAAAAATAGATGAAGGTGCAGCAGCTGTTGACGAGTTGCTAGATGACGTTGATCCTGTTGAAACAGAATTTAACAAGCTTATGGACGATGCAAATGCGTCTATACTCAATGTATTTACTGGCCGAAAAAACCAACTCAAAAAACTTGATGAGACTGTTCAAAAGCAAGTGGATGAACGAGTTGATGCGCCAGCGCCAACTGGTGTTGATGGCATCAACTTTGATTTGTTGCAAACACAAGAAGATGTAGCAAAGCTTTTGAAGCAAAAAGCGCAATCAATGCCACAGCTTATTAACAAAGCTACTCGTGGCAACGTGCCGATTTCTGTGAGCAAACAAAAAGCAGCTGAAGCATTTGCTGATACTTTTAACACAACTAGGCGAATACTAGGCAAACGGTTAGACGAAGGGCTACTAACACCCGAAGATCTTTATGCAGCTTATGAAATTCTTAACGAAACAACAAAGCAAATGTTGAAGCTGGAAGACAAAATTTTAAATAAGACTGCTACTCAAGACGATAAGTTTAAATACATGCGTCTAAACAAAATTGTGCCAGCCATTTTTTTGCAAGTTACTGGCAATAGATCTGAATACGGACGTGGTTTAAACCTACAAAAGTTTATGGGTGGCGATACTGGGTTAATGGAAATTGCTCAAGCGCAAACAGACATGGTGTCACAAAACCTTGGCGAAGTAAGTGTTGAGGAAATTGCGAAACGATCAAGAGATATAAGACGCAACGATAAAGGTTTTTTAGGCTTTATCCGCTTCCATGCAAAAGCTGGCATGGCAAAAACATCTGACGCATTAGGAGAAGCTTATCAGTCAGGCATGTTGTCAGGTACTGGCACACAAGTGCGTAATTTTTTAGGCAACACGTTGTGGATGGCATGGCAGTTACCAGAAGAATCAATTGCTGGTTTATACGGCTTACCAGTACGGAAATATCGGGATGCGCTTGGTTTAGACAACTCAGACCAAGTTTTTAAAACCGATGTAATGTTTAGGCTAAAAGGTTATATCGATTCATTTGGCGATGCATTGCGTGTAGCAAAAGTTGCGTTTGTGCGTGAGCAAGCTGCTGTTGGTGCAAAACAAGATATAGAAAATTATGGTGGTGCATTACGCACCGATAGCAAAACTGTTTTTGGCACAGCTGTAAATACGGTTGGTCAAGCCAGTAGATTATTTTTAAGAACACTAACAACAGCGGATGATTTTTTTAAAACAATATCGCAACGTGGCGAGCTTTATGTCCAGGCAAACCATGCATATCGCAACGCATTAGCAAGAGGGGAAGATAATAGAACTGCGCTTGATGAAGCTGGCATGGTTTTATTAAGCCCAGAAAACTATAAAGACGAGCTGACTGCCGTTGCAAAATATAACACGCTACAAGATGATATTGCTGCTATACGCAAACCATCATCATTAATACAAAATTTCAGAATAGGGTTTATACCAATTGGTAGAATTATTTTGCCATTTGCACAAACGCCAGCAAACGCTCTTGTAAAAGGACTTGCTGGTGCGTTTCCCTTTCATAAAACTTTTCAAGCATTAGGTAGTGGCACAGCTGCACAACAACAAAAAGCATTAGCAAAATTTTCAATGGCATCAATGATGGGCGCTTACATTGCTAATGAATTTGCAAACGGCAGATTTACTGGACAAATGCCAACAAATAAAAATGAGCGCGAGGCATTACTTAGACAAAAACCTGGTTGGCAACCAAATAGCTATGTTTTTAGAAAAGATAAAAATAGCTGGCCGCGTGATCCAGAAACAGATGAATTGTTGCCATTCTATGATGACATGGGCAGACCTAATGGGGAGCTTTACTATTTATCGTTTAACGGTTTAGAGCCAGTTGGTGCGATAATACATCTTCACAATTCTGTTATCGAGGCAATGCACAAAACAGGCGTTATGGAAGATAAAACAAATTTTAAATTATACGATGACGTTATCTTCTCAGTTATTGGCGCAACCTTTAAATATATGAAAGACCTTCCCATGCTTGAAGGAATGTCTGATGTTGCTGATTTGGCTAAGTTTGAAGATTTTCAAGATTTTAAAGAAGGTCTTGTGCGATTAGCTAGAACGCCAGCAGAGGGTGCTAGTTACTTTGGTGTGCCTAATCCAATTGCTGCACTGCAAAGACAGTTCAACAGAATAGAAGATCCGACACGATTATATCCTAGAGGCGATTATGAATACTACACGTTAGAAGATATAGAAGCTTTAGACGAAAACGGTGATCCTGTTCATTATGTTATTAATGATCGTGGTCAAAAGATCCCAGATGAAAAAGCATACTTTAAAGTTGGTCAGCCTAAAACAGAAAGAACTGATGAATTTTTTAGAGCGTACAATGATATTATCGCAATGGCTGTTCAAGGCAGTGCGTTTGAAAACAGGCAAACACTAGAGAAAGATCTTAATACTGTTGGCTATGATACATTAGGTAATAAGATTGGTTATGAAGATGTAAGTTACGCAATCAATCCGAAGTTAGCGCTATGGAATAATTTTACTGGAATTAGAATTAGAGAAGGTAAAATGCAAAATGAGCTGGAACTTGCTCTAGGTGAATTTTATCAGAAAACTGGTGTGTGGCCTTTAAGAACAAAGTTAAGTCATAACGGTTTACGTTTATCTAAGGGCGCAAGATTTGATCTTGTAAACCTGGCGAAGAACGAAGCTACGTTACCACAATATGGCAACATGACTTTTAGAGAAGCGTTAGAATATGAACTGACGTTTCCAACTAGCGTGTATCGACAAGGCGTAGATCAAGGCAAGTTAAATGACGATGATCTACTACAAATTATTAGAACAATAGAAGACGATTATTACGAGGCTGGGTTTCAGCTTTTGTTGCAGCTACCCGAAAACGCAGATCTAGCAACAGCATACGAGAACAGACAAGAAGCCAAACAAATTATAGATGAACTAGGGATTATTCAACAATGACAGTATCTAGCAGCACCAACAAAGTCAGCTATTCGGGTAATGGTTCACTTACCACGTTTGCTTATAGCTTTAAAATCTTTGACCAGGGAGATTTGACTGTCATTCTTA